AAGGAACTGGTCGACCACTCGGGTCCTGGCGAGGGGTCGCGCGTCGGTGAGGGGCAGACGGTCTGCTACGTCGGCTCTACCGGCAACTCCACCGGGCCGCACCTGCACCACCAGGTGGAGAACCCGCGTGGCACGGCACACCCTCCGCTGGACTACTGGAACTACGTGGAGCGCGGCGCGGGCGGCTACATCGGCGGCAGTGCCCCTGTCGGTGACAACCAGCGTGTCGTAGGTCCGAACAGCTCCAACGGTCGTGGGGACCCGTCCCTGGCGAACCCGCCGACCCAGGTTCTTACCCCCGGCACCGTGGCCACGATGAGCGGCTGGGTGTACGGGACCAGCGTCGGAGGGAACCGGGTGTGGTTCCGTGGCGCGTTCAGCGGGGACTGGTTCTGGTCAGGGGGATTCACCGACACCGGTACGCACGGTCTCGCAGACCTGAACACGGTGGACCCGCCTGCTGGCCCCACTCAGCGTCGGGTCGGCGCGATGGCGTCGAACGGGAGGAGCAAGCCGACCACGTCAGTACCGGTCGTGCAGACACTCGAACCCGGCACCGTCGCCGACTTCAAGGCGTGGGCACATGGTGAGAGCGTGCAGGGCCAGGATGTCTGGTTCCAGGGCGCATATGCGGGCAACTGGTTCTGGGCGGGCGGGTTCATCGACCAGGGGACGCACGACCTGCCTGAGATGGGAACGCCAGAGCCTGCGCCTCCGCAGTACACGTTCGAGGCGTTCTCCCCTGTCGTGACAGAGGTGATCCCGTGCGCCCCGACGAACTACGAGGCGGGGCAGAACGGGGAGCGCTTCCCGCTGGAGCAGAGCGAGGTGGTCCTGCACGACTACGGCACCTACAACCAGGACACCTACCAGGGCACCGTGGCGTGGTTCCAGAATCCCAGCGCGTTCACGTCGGCGCACTTCGTCGTGTCGGGGGGCCACCGCACCCAGATGGTCAGCCTCAACGACCGCGCCTTCCATGCGGGGGCGGACGGCAACTGGTTCGTGGGTATCGAAATCGACCCTGTGGTGGGTCAGCCGGTCGGCACCCCGAACCGACAGGAGACCATCGACAGCGTGAACCTCCTGCTCGACGCGCTCCGGGCGCACTACGGCAAGGACACGTTCGTCTACCACCACCACAGCGACTTCATGCAGACCTCCTGCGGCGATGACATCCACTTCGCGGACTACCCGCAGGGCGGCGTCACCCCACCCCCGTCTGGCCCACTGGACCCTGCGGAGTACCCGGTGCTGTGGTCTGTGAAAGGTGAGTTGGACAGTGCCTTTGGTGTGGAATGAGACGTGTAACGGTTACCGACCTGGTGGCGATCATCCTCAGCACCGGGATGGTGTTGGCGATGAACCTGTTCATCCTCGCCGCCATCTTCGAGGCGTACTCGAACCCGGTCACGCTTCCGGTGGGGCTGTCGGACAACGCCACGCAGGTGCTCACTGGGTGGGGTGGTGGGATAGTAGGTGTAATCGGCGCACTCGTAGGAGTGCGTGTAGGCCGGAAAACCCCGGAACCCGAGAAAGAGGAATCATGATCGCTCTCGTCCTGCTCATCGTGGCGCTGGTGCTGTTCATCATCGCCGCCATCGGCGTCGTCACCGGGAAGTTCAGCCTGGTCGCGGCGGGGCTGGCCTTCCTGACCGGTGCGTTCATCGCCCAGCACTTCGGGGTGTGACGCATGGTCGGAGCATTCACCGGAAACAGCCACGTCTGGTCTCCTGAGGTCAACGAGTTCATTTCCTCCAAGCACCAGCGCCTCGCCGAAATCATCCACGACTACGACGAGGACTTCTTCCTGGTCTACGTGCCCAAGAAGGGCCGGGACGAGAGCGACACGAAGCCGTTCCGGATCGTGTCGAAGGCACCAGGGAGGCCCTCGCACGTCGTCAAGGACCTGTCGGAAGCCGAGATGGACAACCCGACAGAGGTCCTGAAGTGGCTGTTCGAGGGGGACGTGCGCAGGCACCGCCCGGACGACATCTTCGCCCGCATGGAAGCTGAGCGGATCGCCACTGAGGTGTGGGCGCAGAAGCAGGAGGATGATGAGCAGGAAGACCGGCGTGAACTGCTCCAGCAGGTCGTCCGTGGCGGTCGTGACCGTAAGAACTACTTCCGTCACAACGGAGTCACCTACAGGTAGGGGGAGTCATGCCGATCAGACCGTCCACCCGGACCTACGCCGACCTGAAGATCATGGTGAAGCGCGCCTTCGGCGACGAATCGGGCGTACAACTCGAAGACGCTGACATCCTGCGCTGGGCGAACGAGGCCACCCAGAACATCGCCGTGGTGAATCGTCTCCTCCGCAAGAAGAGCACCGCGCCCACTGTCCTCGGCACCCACGACTACCTGTTCCCGAATGAGAGCATCGCCCAGATCAACTCCCTGCACCTCAACGGTCAGCGGCTGTCCCCTGTCGAGTTCCAGGACGCTGAGGTGACGCTCCTGGCGTCCGACCCGCTCCAGGAGGCTGTCGGGACGCCGAAGTACTGGTGGTTCTGGGGCGACACGGTGACGCTCTGGCCGAGCCCGGACGACGTCGGCACGCTGACCCTGTACTACACCCGGAACCCACGCCTGCTGACCGGCCTCGACACCGAGTTCCTTGACGTGCCCGACAAGCACTACCAGACGGTCGTAGACTACGTGCTCTGGCGTGCCTACGAGATGGACGAGGACTGGCAGGCGGCGCAGGCCAAGGAGGCCCAGTACCGGGGAAGCCTGGCTGAGCAGAAGGAAGACGAGTTCGTCACCGCCGACATGTCGTACCCGGTCGTGCGAGAGGTCTGGTAATGCCCGCAGACCGAAAACCGCTCATCATCGGCCCGTTTGCTGGCGGGCTGAACCTCTTCGACGACCCCACGTCGATCCAGGACACTGAGTGCGTGGAGGCGCTGAACTTCGAGCCGGGCATGGACGGGTCGTTGGTGTCACGCCCACCGTTCCAGGATCTTGCCAACCCGCTCCCGCTCGGCGCGTCCGGAAACGCTACTCCGTTGGGCGTGTTCTACGCCGAGAACGGGGTGTTCTACCTGCTCGCCACAGACGGGCTGTCGTCCACGTACTACTACTCCGCAGGTTCCTGGACGCTCATCACGAGTACTTTCGCGGCGGCAGGGTTCACCCAGTTCGACGGCAAGGCGTGGCTGGTGTCGCCCATCGGCGAGACCGACCCTGGCGGATACTGGACGCCAGCGGGTGGGTTTGTCGCTGACGCTGACATGCCGCGCGGCGACACGATCATCTCGTACAACTTCCGGCTCTGGGTCGCCCGTGGCAAGAACGCCACCCAGGGCACCCGCATCCACTACTCGAAGGTGCTCGGCCAGCCCAACTTCTGGCAGACCCCCGGCTTCATCGACGTCGGTGCCGGTGACGGGCAGAGCGTGGTCGCCCTCTCGATCTACTACAACTCGCTCGTCGTGTTCCGCACCCGGTCGATCTACACGCTCCAGTACGCCACCGACCCCGGCCAGTCCACCGTGCAGGTGCTGATCCCCGGTGTCGGGCTGGAGAACAAGTACTGCGTGGTGTCGGAAGAGAACTACATCTACTTCTTCTATGACGGCAACGCCTACCAGTTCATCAACAACCAGGTTCAGCAGATCAACCCGAAGGTGCCGTTCGAGGCTGAGAACCGGAGCAACATCAACCTGCCGCTGGCCGTCAGCGTGTTCGGCAAACGGGTGCTCTACGCGTTCTACGACACCCTGTACGTGTTCTCGCTCCGCACCCGCACCTGGACCCGCTGGCGCTCCGCTCAGCACGGGGCCATTGGCAAGATCGTGTCGCCGGTCAGCCCGAACACGCAGGATGCCGCCTACGCACTGTCGTCGAAACTGGTCCCGGAGGGCGGGACGCGCACCGCACCGCTCCTGTATATACGCGAGGACACCACGGGCGTGGTCGAGCACTTCGAGTGCGTGCTTCAGACGAAGAACTACAACTACGCGCTCCCCTCGAACTTCAAACGGCTGTTCTGGTGGGGTGTGGACGCCATCTTTCGGGGCCAGGTGATCGGTCAGGCCATCCCAATCGTCTATGCGAGCAAGCCGACGTGGGGTCAACTGCGCACAGCAGGCGTG